ACAAGAACATTGTATTTTATGTTCCTCATTTTTGGGCTTGCTACGGCTGCTTGCCACACAAGCCTTGGATTTCATCTCTTCGTAAGTCATAATTATTATTTGTTTATGTAGTACGGCATTGTCTATTTGCCAATTGTACCATCAAGAACCTTGTCTCTTGAACGACGGCTTGTTTGTCCCATTCATATTCATTGTCTCCATAATGGAATGTGTCAAACCCAAATATCCACCAGTCATCACCTATTTCTGTATTATCGGTAATGAATTCCACATCATCCAATATGGGATTTCTTTTTCCGACATACTTGGGATTAATTTTCATTTTGCTTCCGATAGATTCTTCACCGCTTATTGCCGGTTCTGAAAATGTGATACCTCCATGTACACTTATATCATCAATATCAGAATAAGACATTCCATAATATTTGTTCGCAGGGGGGACAGCCACATATCCGTTATGCGTTCCATGCTCTACCATAGTGGACTTAAACCATTCGTTTGATTTTATAAATGCTACTGCTTCATTTTCCATAGTTTTCTATTATTGGTTTACACAGTTCAACAACTTGTTTACAATCCTCCACATCAAACATTCCGATATGGCAAAGCTCACGTGGTATGCCCAGTTGATTGGATAGCCACAGGTAGGCTTTGCTTCTGTTTGAA